TCTCACCGACAACGCTCTCGGCGATCTTTCCTTCATCCATGGAACGACCGCTGGTAACATCGTCTCGCTGGTTTCCAACCGCGTGGACATCGGAGCGCCCAGCTACTCCGACCAGGACGGCATCCATATGCTCGCCCTGCCCTACACCGCTGTGCCCTCCACCACCGGCAACGACGAGATCCGCCTGATCTACGCCTGAGCCACGCCGCCGCGCACCACCAGCCCCCTAAGCCACGCCGCTTAGGGGGTTTTTGCTGCGATGCCGCTTACGCGAAAAGCACCTACACTAAGCCGGTACATCCAGTAACTCATCCGAACAGCTTATGGCGTTCGTTCGCAAGAAGGTCAAAACCTTCAAGTGGCCTGTAACCATCGAAGAACCTGCTGACGGCGGCACGTTCGACTCCAGCACCTTCGACATCACCTTCAAGCGCCTGGGTCGTAAGGAGTTCGGCAAGCTCAGCGAGAAGGGCGATCTGCCCCTGCTCAAAGCCGTAGTGCTCGGCTGGAACGGCATCAGCGACGAAGACGGCACTGACCTCCCCTTCTCCATCGAAGCGCTTACCGACTTCGCCGACGACCCCTACTGGGTGCGCGGTGTCCTGAAGGCTTACACCGAGACCTTCGACGGCGCTAAGTCGGGAAACTGAAGGGTGCGGCGGAGTTCTGGGTAAGCGGAAGCACTAAGCGCGAGGAGGACAAGACCGAAGACGACGCTAAGGTGTTCGGCTTAGTCTTACCCGAAGACGCGAAACCCAAACCCGCCGCCCCTTACGAGGTCTGGGACGAAAACTGGGACATCGTAATGATGTTCCTAAGAATGCAGACGCAGTGGAACACCACCATGGCGGGCTACCTCGGTTTAAAATACGAGGTGCTGCTGATGCCTGGCGGCCTGATGGACCTATACTGCGTGGACGACCGCCTCGACATGCTGGAGGGCCTGCAGATCATGGAAACTGCCGCTCTCAGCGCGTTGGCTAAGGGGGAGGATAAGCAGGATGGCTAAACAGATTGAGGATATTATCCTCAGGCTGAAGCAGGAAGGTTTTGAGAATCTAGATAAGATAAGGGGGTCATTTAGAGAGCTAAATAAGGTAACGGGGTTTACCGAAAAGGACATTGATAAAGTTCGCGGCCGACTTAACGAGTTTGCTAAGGAAGCAGGCAATACCGAGGCAGTAAACAAAGGACTTATTGAAGCTTTTAAGGGGCTTAAGTCCCAAGTAGACGTAAATGGTAAAGCTTATGGAGAGCTTGCTGCAGAGATTACACGGATGGAATCCGTGTTGCGTGGCTCTACGGCTGCTATTGATAAGCAGCGTGCAGTTCTGCTTGAGCACGCACGCACCGGAGTTCAGAACGCTAAGTCGCTGCAGCAACAAATAGATGCCCTGGAGCGTCTACAGCGACAGACTCGTCCTGGATCTGCAGCCTTTCTGCAGTTAGGTAAGGATATTGACCAAGCCACGAAAAACCTAGGTCGTTTCAAAAGTGAGGCCAGTGCTGCTGCATCCACACTCACTCAAATCCCTGCCGCATCTCTGGAGAAGATCGCCGCTCAGATAGGCCGCCTTCAAGGCCAGATGCAGAAATTAAACATATCTTCTGATGAGTTTCTTCGTTACCAACAACGTATAGCGCTTATTGGCACTGTCAGGTCTATCACGGAGTCCCGGCAGCAGGTTCGTGCGCGTAACGCAATGTATGAAAGTCCGCAGTACGCTCAGTACGCGGAAGGTCGTGCAGCCAATTTAGAGCTGCCTGACACTCTCGCGGGCATACGGTTGCGTGTAAGCGAGATAAATGCGGAACTTGAAAACATTACTGGTTATGAGCGCCGCCGCGCACTTACCGTCGAACTTAAGGATCTAAATAGGCAGCTAAAGAACGCTATTGTAGATGTTGTAACGCAAGAAGATCTTGCACTTCAGCGGTTGCGTGCGCGTGTAAACGCACAGCGAGAAGTAAACCAAGCCAGCGGTTTCCGCGCTTTTTCGCAACAAGTTGGTGCTGGGGAGTTTGATCCCGCGATAACGAAGTCCGTTAGGCGTGGTCGCCAGCGCTTAGAAGAGGAGAACGAGCGTCTGCGCAAGGCTGCAAACGAAGCATTCAATCTCAGCAACACCCCCCTATTGCTGCCTGCTGCCGGCCAAACCTCTGCCGCTGGTACGGGCGATGTAATTAGCGGCGGTGCCCGTCGTCTCGTTCCAGGGCGCACAGAAACCACACTCGGCGCCCCTGGCGAACGCGGAGCTGCTCAACAAGGCCCCCTACCATCAGTCGCCGTTGGCGTACAGCCAGCAGTTGCTGGCAGGTTGGCAGAGCAGTTTGACAATTTGGGCAAATCTGTCGATAGGGCACGCCGCCCCTTGCGCGATATTTACGTAGATATTGATAAGACTACAAGAGCAAGTAATGGCAGCGTAAATAGTCTGGAAGCGCAGATAGGCGCCTGGACCGAACTACGCAATGCCGTTGGCCGTACCGCGCCCGCTTTTGATACAGCAACTAAGAAACTGGAGCAGCTCACGGCACGACGCGAGCGTCTTACCGGGGGCCGCCGCCTAAGCGGGATGCAGCTCGCGCAGGGCGTCGGCGCGGCGCTTAGCGGCGGCATCTTCGGCGGCCCCGAGGGCCTAATCGGCGGTCTCGGCGGCTTGGCCCTGGGTGGCGTGGGCGGCGCTTTCGCCGGCGCGGCCGCTGGTGCGCAGGTCGGCATGTTCCGCCAGCAGCTCGGCACAGTGACCGACTACTCGGCCCGCATCGACAAGCTCCAGATCGCTCTGCGGGGCATCGTCGGCTCACAGGACGCTTACAGCCAGGCTTTGGCCGCAGCCGCCTCGGTTACCCGTGACCTCAACATCCCCCAGGAGGTTGCGATCCAGGGCATGACCCGCCTGAGCGCCGCCGTCAAGGGCGCCGGTGGCACGGTTACCGACTCGGCCTTCGCGTTCCGCGCGGTTAGCGAGGCAGTGAAAGCCACTGGCGGTAACGCCGAGCAGGCCGATGGCGCCCTCCTCGCACTCACGCAGGTCTTCTCCAAGGGCAAGGTCAGCGCCGAAGAACTCAACCAGATCGCCGAACGACTGCCTGGCACCTTCACCCTCTTCGCCAAGGCGGCCGGCATGACCGGCCCTCAGCTGCAGAAGGCGCTCCAGGAGGGCCAAGTAGGTCTGAACGACCTAATGAAGTTCCTGCAGCTAATCAGCACTGAGTACGGACAAACGGCACTCAAGATTGCCGCTTCCAGCCAAGAGGCAGGCGCTCGCCTAAGCGTTGCAATGAAGAACATGCAGCTAGAGGTGGGACGCGCCTTGCAACCCATTGGCGCCTCTTTACAGAGTGCTTTTGCAGAGTTTATTACTACCATTACTCCCTCTGTAGTTGCCGCGCTTAAGGGCATAGCCGCTGCGTTTGAGTTTCTAATTGAAAACAAAACTGCTTCGGGCCTAGCGACGTTTGCCTTGCAGCTGGGTGCCGTTACAGCAGGTCTAATTGCGCTGCGTAGCGCCATGGCTACACTCGCCGCTGTAAACCTTGCAGCGATGTTTACAACTACTGCCGCCTCAGCTAAAATTACGGGTGATGTACTGACCACAACAGCGGCTAGCGCAGGAGGACTTGCAGGGAAACTAGGTGCTGTCCGTACTTCTCTGGGTCTCTTAGCTGGCGCAGCTGCAAAGCCGATAGTAATTACAGTAATACTTGCTGGCGTTACCGAAGCCATACTTCGCATCCGCGAAGTTTACAAATTTTTTGGTGAATCGCAGCGAGTGTCTAAGGAGCTTAGCGGTTCGGCGTGGCTCAAGAACATGGGAGGTACAGCCCTTAACCGCACACAACTCAGTAACTTAGCTACACAAACAACCAATGCCTACAATTTTAACAGGGCAGAGGTAGCTAGGCTCACACAAGAGAGGAAGACACTAGAAAGCCAGATCGCTCTTGCAGATGATAATGTAGCTGCGTCTGGTTTGCGCAATAAGCTAGCTGGAGTAAACACGGGCATACAGACTGCGCAGACTAGAATAAAAAATACAAAAGCTAACCTGGACGCTATTTATGATGCTCTAAATAGACCGAAAGTGGATGCTGCGGCAGGTCTGTCCACATTCCCCTCCCCTGCCACAGACGAGGAAAAGAAGAAAAAGGCAGCTGCAGACAAGGCCGCGCGTGACGCTCAAGCCGCGGCCGCCGAACAGCAGCGCCTGGCCAACACCCTGCTCGACCAGCAGCTCAACGCAGCGGACAGGCTGTTCCAGCACCAAATCGAGCTGGACCGCCAACGCTACGAACTGCAGAAACGCCTCGACGACGCCCAAGCACAGAATCGCATCATGCGCGAAACTGGTGCAGCACGCGACATCGTAAGCAACTTTGAGGATCTGCAGCGCAGCCTCCGCGAAATCGAGGAGCGCCGTGTCCGCGCAGTTCAAGACGTACGCCTGGCTAAGCAGACGCAACAAAGCGCTGCAGTACGTGCCACCTTTGCAGACCAAGGTGCAGCGGCACTAAGCAGCGGTGCCGCAGGATTTATTCCAAAGGAGCAGCTACGTGCATGGTTGATCAAGCAGGGATTTGGGCGTACTACTGGCGATTTTACGAATCGCGGCCACAGAACGCCTAATCATATGCTTAACGCCATGGATATGGGGATACTCGGGGGTAGTGACGCCGCTGCTCTGCGCCGTACCGCTGATATGGAGCGCAAACTAGCCGCAACAGGAGCTTTTGGCACACAGCTCTTCGGTCCTATACGCGATCCTTACGGCCACGGGGCAGGCAAAGGTGGGCAAAACATACACCTACACATCCCTACGCCTGGCGGCAAAGTGCCTCTCACACCTGGGCTAGCCGCTCTGATGGGGTTGGGAGGAGCAAGAAGATTACCCACAGGCGCCGCAGCCCAGCAGAATCGCGCAATCACATCCAGCGGTGGTGCGGTCATCGAGGGTCTCGACGTAACGCAGGCCGAAGCACAGCAACAACTTATCGAAGCCAACGTATCTAAGGAACGCGCTACCCTATTTGAGCAATTCACGCTCAAGGCTACAGATGCCCTTAGGCAACAGAACGCTACAATGCGTGATAGTAATGAACTGCAGACTCTGCGTAATCGCCTAACCCTAGAAGGTGTGCGCCCTGAGTTTATAGACCTAGAAGAGCGTCTACTCGGACTTCGTAAAGAGCAAAGCCAGGAACAAACAACATATAATCAGCTTGTTAAAGACAACCCCGATAGAAAAGACGAGCTTCAACGCGCTCTAGCTGCGCAGAACGAACAGTACGCCGAGCGTGCGCGGCTTCTGCGAGAAAACGCAGAAGCTGCAGACGCCTTCAACAAGGCGATGCGCACTCGCCAAGACGAGCGCATCGGCCTCGGCCTACGCGAAGGCGCCGAAGCTTACGTCCAGTCGATCGGCACCATGCGCGAGGCCACGACCCAGCTCGCCCAGACCGGCATCAAGGGTGTCGAGGATGCCATCTTCAGCCTCGTCACCACCGGCACCGCCAACTTCCAGGAGTTCGCCGCCTCGATCCTTAGGGACACCGCTCGCATGATCATTCAGCAGATGGTGCTGCGCAGCATCATGCAGATCATCGGCGCCGTTGCTCCTGGCGGTGGTGGCTTCGGTAAGGGGTACTTCGATCCGATGACGGGTCTGGGGACTGCTGGTCCGAATTTCGGCTTCGCCAAGGGCGGTGTATTCGGCGCCAACAGCATTCAGCCCTTTGCCATGGGTGGCACGTTCCCACGCAACGTCACCGCTTACGCCATGGGCGGCATCGTCGATAAGCCGACGCTGTTCCCCTTCGCCAACGGCGGCGCCGGCCGCCTCGGGCTTATGGGTGAGGCTGGCCCGGAAGCGATCATGCCGCTCCGCCGCCTCCCCAGTGGAAGGCTGGGCGTCGAGGCAGGCGGCGCTGGAACGGGCGTCGTCGTCAACGTGAACGTGGACGCCAAGGGGACGGCAGCAGAAAGCGATCAAAGCAACAGTAAGGCACTCGGAGAAGTATTAGGCGTAGCAGTACGTGCTGAGTTGATTCAACAGCAACGCCCAGGGGGGCTGCTAGACCCCAACCGCAGGCGATGACGACGTTTACATACACACCTGATTTTCCTGCAGAAGAGCGGTCACGCCCGCGTGTTCGTAGCTACGAGGCAGATGGATTTGCGCTTCGCGCAGAAGATGGCATAAACCTCCTCACAGATAAGTGGCCGCTTACATTTTCCGCTCGCAACTCCACCGAGCGCACCAATCTGCTGAGCTTCTTCGCCACGCAAAACGGTAAACTTCCGTTTACGTGGACTACGCCTTTCAATGAAACGGGTCAATTTGTATGCACCGCATGGGATCTAACCTTAGACTCCTGCAATTTAACTACTATTTCAGCCCTATTTGAGCTTGTATACGTTCCAGGGGCAACCAATATCCCTGTAACTAACGTACCCACTTCAGCCTTTACATGGCTTCCAGATTTCACTACCTCCAGAAGCGTAGATACTAAAACACGTAGATTAGAGTTTGGTGAGGGATATAGTCAATCTGTAACCATAGGCATTCACGCTGAAACCGAGAAGTGGTCCCTTACCCTAAATAACCTGACTAATGCTCGGCGCGACGACATCCGAGCGTTTTTACGTGGAGCGGCTCGTGTTGCGTCCTTTGCGTGGCAAAACCCCCTAGGCGAAAACGGAGAATATATTTGCGAGGAATGGACAACAACGTACACTAAGTTTAACAATAGTTCTATACGTGCCGAGTTCACGCGCATTTACGGCACACTAGCAGTAACATTTAATGCGTATGCTTCCGGCTTTAGCGAGGTAGTATCTTACGAGCTAGCAGGAGGCACCGCTTACGCATCCGCTCCGGGCTTTACAGTTAGCGTAGAGTTGGAGTTCACAACATCGGGTACTGCTTCTACAGCGGCGCCAGGATTTAATGAAAGCGTAAACGCAGAGTTTACTGGAGGCGTAGCGTATGCACCGGGCGGTGGACCGCCGAGTCCAGGTGCAGGCGCCAGTGGGAGCTTCTGGAGCGACTGGGCCTATTACGACCCCGACATCTTCTTATACATTCAAGAAGAGGTTGCTGATACAGGTAGCACTACAAGCTTCTGGAGCCACTGGAAGCATTACGACACCGAGATATTCCTGTACGAAGAAGGCACTCCTACAGCAGCCGAGACCCCCGTCTACTGGAACAGGTGGCAGTCCTGGACCGAAGACCCTCCGCTGCTGTTTGAGGAGTCGTCCTAAGCCTCGCTACACTGAGCACATAAGCGTCCAGCATCTACGCCCTACCCGTTATGGCAGCCCCCAACATCAAAAGCGGTAGCTCCGTCACGACCGTCACCGGCAAGACGGTCGGTTACGCGGTTACAACCTCGATGGCCGCCGCACTGAGCAACGGCAGCAGCTCGGGCAAGGTGTTGAAGGTCAACAGCGTCTACTGCGCCAACGTGGATGGCACCGCAGCGGCTGACATCAGCCTGGAGCACTACAACGGCACCACCGGCTTCGCCATCGGCAAGACGATCAGCGTGCCAGCCGACGCTACCCAGGTGCTGGTGACCCGCGAGGCATACATCTACCTGGAGGAGGGCCACAGCCTTCGCGCACAGGCCAGCGCTGCCAGCGACCTGGAGCTGGTCATCTCCTACGAGGACATCAGCTGATGCTTGGCTTCAACGGCGGTTTGATGGGCGTCCAGCGCACCCCAACGCAGGGCGTAGCGTCTGGACTGTGGTTTCAAAACGAGCAGAGCGTGGCGAAGAGAGCGAATCTGTGGCCTGGGGGTAATCCGATACTGGCACTATCACCAACTCTCTGGTACGACTTTGCGGACACAACGACCGTTACAACATCAAGTGGCCAGATCACTCAAGTAAACGACAAAGGCAGCCAAGGCTTCAATCTGGCTCGTAACACAGTAGGTCCATCTTATTCAACAATTATCAACAGTTTATACTGCTGCGACTTTGGAACCGCTTTGTACCATAATAAGCGCATTTTTAACGCAAGTTCGACTTCATTCAACATTGCTGAAATTTACATGGTTTTAGACAACGCCACTACATTCGGTGATGGTGCGGCATACGGCATGATAAGCAGTGTGCTTTCAAGTGTTGGATCCTACCAGTACAATGGCGGATACAATCAGCTATTTGGCAGTCCGTTTAATGCTGCGTACATTAACAACAGCTCCACTAATGTGCATAACGTAGAAGGAGCTTGGACGCCGCTAAACAGTCCCGCGTTACTCAGGATCAAAAAGGTAGACGACTCGGCGTATTCAACCACTGGAGGAATCCAATTAGGGCGAGATCGAGAGTACACGGGACGCGAATGGGCGGGAGTAATGGGAGAAGTTGTGGTGTTCTCCACTGTTTTGAATAGCACCGATCGAGCGTCTGTTCAGAACTTTTTAGCTACCAAGTGGGGGCTCACCCTCTCCTGAATCATGACCATGCTCTACTCCCACCGCCAAGCCACCCCAGCACCACTGCCGCACCGGATCCGCTTTGCGGACGGCAGCACCCGCACCGACAGCGCCACCTTCACGCCTGACGAGCTGGAGCGTGCGGGCTACACCGGCCCCTACGAGCGCCCTGCGTGCAACCCAAAACTGGAAGCAATCGACTGGGACGGCAGCGCCTTCGTCGTGCGCCCCTACGGCTTCGATGAGCTGCAGGCGCAATACGCCAAGGTCCGTCAGCAGCGCATCGAGCTACTCAAGGCCAGCGACTGGACGCAGATCACCGACTACGACCTCGGCGCCGATCGTGACGCCTGGGCCGCCTACCGCCAGGCCCTACGCGACCTGGCCGATGCTGCCAACCCGTTTGACATCACCTGGCCGCAGCCGCCCACTACCGCCTAACCATGTCCCCCGTATTCGCCACCAACGGCGGCCTTTCCGGCGCCAAGCGCACAACGACCACCAGCAGCGCTCCAGGCATCTGGATGCTGGAGGAACAGGCAGTGGCTAGGCGTGCAAACATCTGGCCAACAAGCGGAGATCCCTATTGGGACGATGTTGCATTGTTATTGCAGCCCAACACAGAAGCCAATAACTCGACAGTGTTCACCGATTTGAGCAGCTACGGCAGAACGCTAACCGCAAACGGAGATGTAAAAATTGACACCAGCGTTACACGATTCGGAAAACCAACGATCTCAGCCGATGGTACGGGTGATACTATTTCAGCGGCCGATAGTGCAAGTCTAGAGCTGGGCAGCTCAAACTTTACGCTAGAGGTATGGCTGGAACCGTTCTCTCAAACGCGCCAGTACGTCACTCTGGTTGGACGAAGTGATGCTAGCTACACGGGCGGCACTTGGGTGTTGATAGTCAACTACGCGAGCTCCACAAGCGGCGATGTTCTTTTTTACGCAGAGAATAATGTCCTCACCCTGCAAACCACCGGTGTCAATGTTAGGGACGGCAACGCGCACTTCATACAGGTTGTACGCACCGGCAATGTATTCGACATCAACGTCGACGGCACAAATAGGGCAACAACAACCAACAACCTTGCATTTGGCAACTCCACATTCCCGCTCAAAATCATGGGCGAAGATGGTTCGTCGCCTAACAGAGACGCTGCAGCCAATGTCGGAGCCGTGCGCCTGACCATTGGAGTAGCAAGGCCCAACGTCGTCCCAACAGGTCCATTTCCTGTCTACTGATGGCGATGCTCTACTCCCACCGCCAAGCCACCCCAACACCACTGCCGCATCGCATCCGCTTTGCGGACGACAGCACTTACTGCACTGCGCATGTATGCTGACTGTGTTACAGCTCCCGTAAGCCGACCAGTTTCCCCACTGCAGACCCATGGCCAGCGTAATTTACCTATCGTGCATAGATGACAGTGCTAAAGGTAATTTAGACTTCGATACTAATACGTTTAGAGTTTTGCTAGTTTCATCCGGTTATACGCCGGACAAACTTACGCATACTAAACGATCCGACATTACTAATGAAGTCAGTGGTGCTGGTTACACCGCTGGCGGCATTACCTGTACTTGTACCGTAACAAAGTCCACAGCTAACAACGAAGTAACACTTACATTTAGCGCGGTAAACTGGCCTACAGCCTCGTTCACGGCCAGAGGTGCTGTG